GATTTCTGCGGGTCTTATATATAGCGTATATATTCCAATATTTGAAAACTCGGTCGCAGGTAACTTAAGATTGTATAAACCACCTAATATTTCAACATTATTATTTCCTCCAGTACTTCCATTATGAAAATAAGGTGTTAATATACTTGATGCGTTTAACTTTTTTAATACAAAATTTGTTGTCACGTCCCTTGATGGGGTATAATGTAATATTATTTCAACATCTTGTGGTGAAACGTCTGCTGGTCTTACAATTCCATATGCTCCTAAAGCCATTTTACTTTTTATTTATAAATAGTTTATGTCGTTTTTTTAATTTGTATTAATTTTGAAATATCCATATCCGTATTTCTCCATGTCTCCAATATTATCCACCTCACCTAATCTTTCTAAGGATTCAAATGCGGAATATTGTCCTCTTTCTACTAATATATCTGTCTGTATTTCAGGGTCCATAACAAAATCCATTAATATTTCATTTTTAGTTATAGCAGACGCCACTATATTATTTGATGTAGTTCCTGAAGACCCAACAACAAAAATTGTTTTACCGTCATTAAAATCAACGTAATTGATGTCGTTAATAGTATATGCCGTATATGTTGATGTTATTTCACTAACATATCCAACAGATTGTCCTCCTAAACTTAAAATGTACCCAACACTATAACTTTGTGGTCCCCATCTTTTTAATTGTTTTAGATTTGAGTTTGTGTATCCGCTAATAATAAAAGGTACTTGTGTATAGTTGCTTGATAATTGTGCCTGTATATTATTTTCTGAATCTCCCGTAAATATGTAATCGTAACTTATTGGAATCCCGCTCCAACTTCCTCCTTGTGGTGTAAAAGTAATTTCACCCAATAAATTATCAACGGTAACACCTGTAAATGGTACCGTAACAAGTTTTTTAACTTCAGTTATACCCCAAGGATTTGTTTGAGTAAAGGTTATGGTGTATGTTTGTGGTGTAGTTGCATATGTGTGGTCCTGACTTAAAGTATCAATAGTTAAATTTGATGTTGAAGATGCGTCACCCCAATTAACATTATAAAATGATAGGTTTAAATAATTTTGGAAGTTGTATCCAGCACTATTATAAACCACAACGTTATATGGTGAAATAGGATTTCCTGATATTATAAAATTAGTAACAACATCTTGTTGTCCAATAATTCCATCAAAATCAGAATAATAACCAATATCATTTATACTTTGTTCTATTAGTATTGGTATTGTAAGTCCTGTCAATAATGACGATCCGTTAGTTCCCCCACTTAAAACGTAGGTCAGACCACTATATACCCCAAAAGTATTGGTGTTATATGTCTCTAAAAAAATATCATCTTTAAGGACTTCTGGAGATATTGTTATATTAATTTTCTTAGGGTTCATTATGGGTTAACGTATTCATACCATTTTATGGGATTTAACCCTGTACCAACTCTACTATAACTACCATTTATAGATTGTCTATATACCGTATATTCGTATGTATTATAATTTAAAACATATTTGTAGTAAAAAAATACTTGTTTATTTATATTAAAAATGTTTGGTCCAACAAATGTTGATTGTGGTACATTTATCATTCTAACAAATTCACCTTTTTTTGCGTTAAAAAATTTAGCACTAACATAAAACTCATTCTGAGGAAAATAGTTTTTATCTTTTAACCAATAAATAAAAAACCCTTCTTTATCCGCACCTGTGTAATCTAAAACAAAATCAGGTTTTTTTACTTGGACGCTTACTAAATTATTAGGTGGTCCTATTAATCCGTTTTCTTTTAATCCTTGTTGTGTTGGTAATATCACGGATAATAATATCCTTTGATTTTCACTTACGTTTGTGTCGTAAAAGTCTAACTTAAAAAAACTACCTTTAAATGAGTTAGCAAAATAATATATTTCGTTATCGGTAAATGATGCGTTTTGATAATCTATAGCCCAATTTGAAATTGTGGAGGCAGTAACTTCAGATAAAAAATTATAAAAATAAAATTTGTAATTTATTGATGTTTTTACGTTATTGATGAATGGTCCCATTCCTGCGGTGTATGTTGAGTGTGCGAATTTTGTTATTTCACTATCCTGTGGTGGATTGATGATATCTTTTATCACATTAGTCTCATACTCACGAACGGCATCACCCCTACCTTCAAAATCAAAAGTTATTTCTAATGGTATATTAATAAAACCATCTTTATTACTTACCGTTTTTATTATTTTATCATTCACAATCGTCAACAGTTGGTTGGTTTATTATAGTAACGTCCGCAGAACTAACATCTCTTTGTACGTTATAGTTTAAAAAATAAATAGATTTAAAAGGGTAATGGGCATTATTAATAAATGGTATATTTAACCCTAAATTATTACCGTCAATAAACCCATAGGTGTATAAATCTCTCCATATGAATTTACCCAAATTATTTGAGTAGTAGGAATAAGGTGGAACAATGTCTACCTCATCTTTTAATCCTGTCTCAATATAATCACTAAAAACTCTAATCGGTATATCATAATGGGGTCTATATAGATACCCAGAAGGATAATTACTAATTGAGTTATCAAAAAAAACGTCAGTGTTAAGTGAGTATTTGTGATATATAGGGGACAAAACATATTCCTTTTGTTCTATATCATTATATTCACAAAAATCACCTTTTATTATATCATTCTTTTTTAGTAATCTATTATAATAAAAGGTATATCCACCTTTAACATATGATGAAACGGGTATATTATCTTTATTTAACAATGATTGGTGGTCCCACCATAAATCCGTAGTATCTTTAAGAAAATTAAATTCCCACCCAATATCAAGAGCAGTTGTTTGGTTCTGCGGCGGTTTATTAAACCAACCCATATACCCTCTATTAATAATTGTTAAATATAACTTAGTTATTGGTTTATTATTATTATCAAACAATGGTGTAACATCAATGTCTTTATTAACCATAAAACCATAACTTTGTGTGCCTGTTTTTACAGAAACTCTTTGTACGTTATTTGGTGTAAGTGCCGAATACTCTAATTTTTTCTTATTTGGGAATGGGTTATTTTCAAACCCAAGTTTAGTTATAAACGTATCCTCATTATTTGTTATAATTTTATGTAACCTAACGTAATACCTTGATTTACTTTCTCCTGAGTTTTCAATGTTAATGATTCGTTTTAGTAATCCAGTTCTACCATTATAAACGTCGTTTTGGTCAAAAGCTAAATCAAATATAGAAAAAACGGTATATTCCGACCTGTATGTTGCATCCCCCAAAGAATATATTTGAAATGTATTTTTACCTCCTAATGTAATATTAAGTTCTACTGATTGACCCACAGTTAAATTATGATTGGTACCACAATAAAAATATACAATTTGTTTACCATTAAATGTTCCTTTTTTCATTGTAAATGGAATACCTTCGCCAGCATTAAATACTATTGGTTGTGTAGAAAAGGTTTCATTTGTGTATGACATTGTTTGTGCAGTAGTACTACTAAAAGGGTAACTAACATAAAAACTCCAATTATATGAGGTCGCACTTTTAGGTACTAACGTTACATGACCATCAATCCCTCTATCTCTAATCATACCAAATTCATCATACTGTGGATATCCTTGCCAAACACCTGTATTTATTGAAGTTTCTTGATTAATTAAATAAAGATTGTTTTTAAATGGTGTATAGTTGGTTTTACCCGATAATGTATTATCAAATATGTTTACAATCTTACCACTTAATCTAAACACGTTTGAAGAGTTTCTTTCTTCATCAAATATTTCATTTAATCCGACAATTGATGACCTATCTCCCTGCACCATATCGCGTCTTGACCCCATAAGTGGGACCTGTATTTGTTCATCAACAGTTGCTGAACCGGCAAATCTTTTAGAACCTAAAACTATCCTTATATTATCATCTTGTCTCATAATGTAGTACTAATAATATATTTTTTAATGTATCTGTTTATTGCAGTTTTACCTCTAAATAATCCAAAATAAAAATGATAAGGTGCACCAACAACAAAGTGTTGCCCACTCTGATTAGTTGATGGTCCAAATGTTGGTTCTCCTGATGGGGTGTAGTTAAATATGTAACCAGTATTACTTCCATTTGTTGCCTGAAAATATGGTGTTGAATTAAATGACATTTGTTGGTATGGGTACGAGTTTATACCGTTTAATCCGGTGTACCAATTATTTTTTTCACTACCTAATATTGAAACGTATCCGTTATCATCGTTTCTTGTCCACTTGTATGTAGGAACAACCTGAGTTGACGGGTACCCATTTGTTTGAAGTACATTACCAAAGGTTAAAGTCCCTGGAGTTAGTAATATTCTATTTTTAGTGTTTGCAGAATATAATACGCCAATTACTGGGTCACCATTTGTTGTTGATAAATATACGTCATTGTCGTCGTAAAATTGGTCATTAAATGGTAACGTTCCATACTCTGAATTTATACTAAACATTTGAGCAACATCACCATCAATACGTAACCCTGACCGACTAAATAGAGCCAATACTGAGGCATTACCTAATCCCGTATATTTATCAGCAGCAGTAGTACTTAAAAGTCTAGATAAAAAGAAAAATAATAATATAGTGTCCGTTGGGCTAAATGTTGTACTTCTAAATGTATCAATTAAGTAACCATCTAACTGCGGATTAAAACAAATTTCTTTTGTAAATTGGTCTCTTGGTCCTAAATCCATTATTGTTGTGGGAAAAAATATATTTCTCTCGTTTAACCCTTGGTAATCCGCCGCAGATACCCACTGACCTCCAGCCCATTCTTTTTTTCTTGGTAATTGTCCTACAAATATATTTTGAGTATGACTATATGGTGCCGATCTATAAAAATAAGAACTTTTTACATTATCATAATATATTGGTCCTTGATACGGAGCATTTGTTGAATATGGTGATCCACAAAATTTTTGTATTGGGTTATTATCTTCATCAAATATTGTTTGTTTTTGGAACCCAAATGTGTATAATCCTCCGTTAACCCAATTATTATGGAACGTATGAGAAAAAATTTCTCTACATGCCGCAAATGAGAAAATAAATCTTGATTTCCATTCCGCCAAATTATTGGCATCTCTTTCTAACTGTTCTCTTGATAGATATTCTTTTGATACGAAATAATAACATCCTCCTATGACTGTTTGTTGTTGTGGGTTACCTTCAAAATTATCCGTACAAGGAGATTCAACACCAAAACTTTCACCGTTACCTGAATAACATGCAAGTGGTACCAAACCCTCACAAGATAAACTATTAATTACTAAATCAGACACAGTACTTCCTGTGGGTTTATCCAAAAAGTCTGCGCTTACACCAATATTTAAAGGAGTAAATGGGGTGAATGTTAGTTCTGTTGATAGTCCTGTCTCAGACACCTTATACATTTTAAAGTTATCATTTAAAAATAAAGAAAATGATGTATTTCCTGATACCTGAGTTGCTGTTGAGGTAGGTAACCTGTCTGACCTAAAAACTAATCTAGAACTATTATCAATTGATATGTTAGGTGTGTTATCTAAATGGTATGCCGGTGAATAAACTCTAATAAAATTAGAAGTATTGTTAATATCCACATTAATTCCTGTAGTTATACTTGATCCAACAAAAGAAGAACCTTCAATATTACTTTGTGGTAAAACAGAGGTCGCGAATCCTGTTGGTGTGATTGTTGCTGGTGGGTCAGCAACGTACCAATTAAACCCTACGGTATTTGTATTTTGTGACCAATTGTACGATAGTGGTGAATATACACCAACAGGGGATGTAAATGATGCGATATTTCTAGCATCATTATTATACGCAACGTGATTTGCTTGTGATTTATCTGTTGAATTATAATATTTTATTGAATTGTTTGTAAACGCACTCCAAGACGCTTGTGGGAATATGGCTAAGTTTCCTGAAGGTCCAGGACTACAATAAGGTCTAAAAAATAATTTTGGATTTCTATTATTTATTACATTATGACTTTCAGGAGTACTAGAGTCGTTCCACCATTGCGAATTAGTCACTCCAGGACCTTGCCAAGGTTGTGTGTTTGTGAGGTTACCCATATTATTTTGTGAAGGAATATTTAAATAATAGTCACCTAAAACCTTTATTGTTCCCAAACTTTGTCCAAATAACTCAGATAAATCGTATTCAATTCTTTGTTTTTCCGTATATGGGTCAACCCCTCTAGTTAAAATTATGATTTCTTTATTTTTAAAATTACTAACATAAAATTTAGGAAGAGCACCATAATTAGGTCTAGAAATTACTTTCCAACTATTATAAACCGCAGGTTCAGGTGAAACTAAAACAGAACCTTGTACGGATAACCCTTGTCCGTTATCTAAGAATCTTTTTACGTTTGTTGATGCTGCTTGTGTTGCTCCAAGACCCTGAGACGGCAAACTAAAACTACCACCAACCATAAAATTGGTATTTTGTAATCTTTTTACCGTAAGAATTGCGTCGTTAGTAGAATACGCCAACCATACTATCTGATTAGTGTCTACGTCACCATTAGAATTTAATCTAATAATTTGTCCACTATTTACAGTTTGCGAATTTTGATTAATAAATGAACTAAATACCCCTCCAACTATAATTTTTTCATTTAATGCACCATCTAAATAAAGATCCAAACCAAATACCTCCTCGTTAAAGTTTGAAGTAATTGGTTGTCCTAAAGAATAGTGGTTAAACCCTGGTATTAATCCTCCTGATGAGTTTACTTTTATTAGTCTACCAACTTGTGTTCCTTGATATGATGTAAATCCTCCCCCAATATAAACGTTATTAAACCCATCTAAAGATTCTCTAATTACATTTGCATAGTAGTTTATATCATTAGCGTTTGGTGATGGTGAACATATATAAAACCCTGTGTCTTGTAAACCATTTGTTTGTAGTCTACAAGCGTATCTAGCACTTTGGTTATTATTATATAATGTAAACTCTCCCGCGACTAGTATATTACCGTCACTCTGTAATGATATGTCATTAACTGGTGCGTTAAATCCTTTATTTGCCCCAATATAAGTATTAAAAGTGGCATCATAGACACCAAGAGAACTTAAACGAATAATTCGGTTTGCCGATTGTGCACCAAAATTAGTAAATTCTCCACCAACTAAAATTTTACCATCAGATTGTATAGTTACTGTTCTACAACTATCATTAAAATCATTAGAAGCGACGTTAAAGGTTGGGTCTATAGAACCGTCACTATTAAGTCTAACTATTCTACCGATAGATGATGTTCCATTATAAGAAGTAAAATCCCCAACAACAACAACTTTATCATTTGATTGCACTTTAATACTTCTTACAGAACCATTAAATCCAGTACCAATAGAAAACGAAGGGTCAATTAAACCTGATGGTAATATTCTAACTATTCTATTTGATGTGTTTGTCCCATATGATGTAAAATCTCCACCTAAATAAACATTACCTAATGAATCCTCATCAATAGTACGAACAACTGCGTTTGGAAAAAATCCCCAAGAAACATTTGTTGTTGTTCTGATACCTTTACCCCATCTACCTTTCATCCCGTAGTTATATACGTTTTGTTGTAGTGGTCCGTAGTTATTAAAGTTAATATACTGTTCAAGTTGTTCCATAGTTCCTCCAGTAACAAACTGAAAGTATTCCAATCCCGTTTTAAATTTATAAGCAATTTTATCTTTTGTTAATTTAAGGTATACTTGAGCGTTTTGATACCCGTACCAAGGCTCATAAAAGTTAACACTTCTAGTAACCAATCCATTTAAATTGTATGCGGTGTTTCCTGTTATGGAATTTGTACCAAAAGAATTAAGTGTGAATCCCGTTAAATTTGGGTCCTGTATGGTATTAATATCCGTAAAGGTCAATAGTTGACCTGGTGATCCCATACTTGAAAGTGTGCCTTCGTCACAAACCAAAATTAATGGTTGGTCTTTGAATGGTTGTGATGGTACCTCAACATTTGTTGATGGGTTTATATTTTTTATTGTTGTTGTTATTTTATTAAATTCGTAATACCCTTGTCTACTATTTAACCTATTTAATGCCTGTGACCAATGAGCAGTAAACATAACTGACGCCGAGGCACTTGATTGTGTTGGCCAAGTTAATATTGGTGATTTAAAAAATTTATACTTTTCTCCACTAAAATCCCCATTGTATCCTGCAAGTCCTTGTCTTACAGCACTATTTAAAGATAGGTCTGTAAAATCATAATTAGAATCAGTGTTAGAGTTAGGGTCGGAATTTCTAATTTGATTTGCAACAAAAGATTCATCATACCCCTCATAATTACTTAATGAGTTACTATTAATCAATGGGCTAAAATTACCATTATCTCTATAAATTTCAACTAAATCGTCGGGTACTTGTACAACTTCGCAAGAACAACTTTCACAGTCAGGATATGATATCATAGGTAGGCTATACCTAGCAAATGGATTTTTTGGGTCCATTAATGGTAATAACCACCCATCACAATTAATATCAAATAAATTCGTATCATTTAATTTATAACAAAGAGAAACAATCCTATCATTCCAAAAGTTGGCAAGTTTATTCCAATATTTAACAACAATGTCATACAACCAAGCTAAAACGTGTAGAGTAACTATGAAAACATAAATTAGTGGGTAAAATATAGAAATAACAAAATAAACTACAAAAAATATCAAATCAAACCTAAATTGAGCGTCGTTTGTAGGAAATCTATTTGTGGTTGCCGTACAAGCCCTTTCTGTTATTTCTTTAATACCTAAAACTCTACCAGGAAGGTATCCCCATTTCCATCTATCAATATGTCCTGATACAGTATAAACACGATTATAATTAAGTTCAAAAAACTTATCCTTACAGTCTATTGCCTCTTGTATGATTTGTCTACCTAATAGAGTTGTTGGGTCTCCGTAGTCGGCCCAATCCAAACTAAATGCGTATGATTTTTCCTGTAGTATTAAATCATCGGGTTCGTTTTGGCTTTGGGATGACCAACCATACTCTTTGATGTTTGGTACTAAATAATCTGCCCTAATAACGTCATTTCCTGTTGGGTCTTCAACTTGATACCTTACTCTAAATCTATATCTTCCTTTTGTCGGTATTCCGATATTTGGGTCGTTAGATAATACCTGTTCACCAAATTCATTTGTACTAACATAATCAAGGTTCATTGGTACTTCAACTAACCAAGTTCCGTTATCGTCAATAATATTACCTCCGTCTTCAAATTTGTGTTCTTCTAAAACGGGAAACCCGTTAACGTCACTGAAAATTGTTTGTCTTATTGCTATTATTGATCCGGCTTGGGCTACCATATCACAAAGTGCACCTGTATTTAAACTAGGTTTACAACTCAATTTTAATTCATCTTCATCCGAATTACTGAATATGGAACCCATAAAAATACCCTGTGGACTTATTTCAATTCCCGATTCTCTCAAATCAAAATCAACTCTTGTTATTCCAACAGTACATGAATTAGTGTCTCCCCAAAAAGCATCAACCTCAACTTCTTTATTAACATTAATGATTTGTGGTAACATTGCCAAGTTAGTGTTTGACCTAAATTGTGATCCATTGAATTGTCCTTCAACACCTAAACCCATCCTTATTAAATCGGAAGGTCTTTGTGAAAAACAACCAATATTAGATAGGTCCATATCCATTACGACTTTTTGTTGTCCTAATGGAACACCAACAATCATAAAGTCACCACTCTCATTTGTTCTTACGGTAAACTTATAATATTTTTCATATACCTCTAACACTTCGGTACGAGATAACAAATCTTCTCTATCGGGAAAAGTTCCTGTTGGTGTGTGTCCACCATATTCTTGAACATATGGTAATAAATTATACCTATATCCGTCTTCATTTTTATCTGAAAGAGTTTTATACGGATAAAGGGTTGATATTACTTCGTCATTTTCATCTTCTACAGATAAGGGTACAAAAACCGATATAGAGACATTAGGTACCCCATACCCTCCATTCGCAATTACTCGTCCAGCAATTACACCATAATCCGAACAAAATCTTGTATAAACCTCATCTTGTTTTAATTTTAATGATAATATTTCAATTAAATCAAAATCTTGATCAATCTGTACTCTTATATTTTTGTCGGAACCCGGATTAGCCTTTATTCTGTAACTCTTGGTCATTTTTGTCTTTGTTGATAAATAGTTATGTTATTACTTTTAAAAGTAATATCTAATTAACCAAAATAAAGAATCTTATGAAAAGTCTACTGATGTGAGGTTTTTAATCCTAACCTTAATGTCTTTGTTTGAGAATCTAATTTGATATATTTGGTCAGGTTCAGCAAAGATAGTATTGTCAATTAATTCAATTTGTTTGTTATTTTTATCAACGTACCTTTGTGAAGTTTCAGATGACGAATATTGTCCACCTATCTTATTATATATCCTAACTTCAGATAGTACATTAACCCCTGCAATATTTTGAATTAGTGTGTTTATTTCTGAAACATTAACATTTTGACCTAACTCTCTATTTGCAGGGGACATATAGGTACTTACAGAATTTATAACTTGGGAAATAACGTCACCTTGTGACCCACTAGAATCTAAGACAATGTAAAATTCAAACTCTAAATCAATCACTTTTGCAACTTCAATAGAAATATAATCGTTTATCATTCTAAATTTTGAAAGGTATGTTGCCAAATTTGTTTTTAAGTTATTTGAAATAGTTTGAGTTAGAACTCCCGTACTATCGTATGATAATATTTTGATTGCAATTTTATTATTATTTTCAGTTATTGACACTTTTGCTGGTGCCCCAAAATTACCCGGCATTGTATCAATTAACGATTTGTAGTCATTAATTGTTACTGCCCTTTTTTGTGCCGAAAAGTTATATGTAACCATATTTCTAACTTCTTCAACTGTAGGTTGATTTGCTCCACCAATTGCTGCAGTTACGTTATTGACTTTCAATGATTGTATAACATTATTATTAGTTGTCTCTGAAGGTCCGTTAACTGTGAAATCAACTAAACCCACTTGATTAATTGCCCCAACACCAACATTACTTGAGAGTCCTCCACCTGTTCTATATTGGACAAACAGAGTAGTGTTTGGTTTTACAGTTAAACCTAATCCAATGTTGTTTTGAAAATTTTGTAATTTTAAAGGTATTCCTGTCGTCGTGAATTGTCTTAGTTGTTCATCAGGAGTAACCGTACCGGCACCAAATTGAATTTTTAAAAACCCTTCAGGCGTATATTCGGTAATGAAACGATTATCCGTTTTTAAATACTTACCAACTTTTACTCCTGCATTGTCAACAGGTTTTGTTGGGTCTTCAATAAATACTGTATCCTCAACCAACGCATCAACTTCATACCATCTATTTGTTGAACTCGCAAATTCAGAAAAGGATGGTGTTGCTTGATAGGTCGTCCCTTCTTTTTGTATTACCGATGTTACTCCTAATATATTTTTATCAGGTAAAAAGAAATTATAAAATGGTATCACTTCTCCTGGTGTTACAACTTTTTTAAATACTTGTGTTGTTCCGTTAACCACAACCTCTCGTTTTGTTATAACGTATTGTGATGGTGAGTTATTATTATCACTAAAAATTGGAATTTTTGTTCTATTTATAAATCCTTCTCTGTTATATTGTGAAGAAAAATCAATATCATAAACGGTTTCAAAAGTCGTGCCTCCTCCATTAAATTGTGTTCCTGTTCTTAAAATACCCAAATATCTAATATCTTCAGAGTCCCCTAATGCGGGTACAGTTATTGATATGTCAACTATTGCGACAGATGGTCTATATCCAGGAACTTTTAATCCATAAGTTCTTGCAATATTAAATATTGATGATCTTTGTTGCGCATACTGTAAAACTGTTTCTTGTATACTTCTATCAATATTAAAATTTAAATTATCACCTATCGCAGCATTTAAATCCATCAATACAGAAAAAACCGAAGCATCATTAAAGTTTTGAATTAATTCTGGATAATATTGTTGTGTATAATTTATTAAGTCGTTTCTCAGACCTTCAAAATCTCTTTCAGTATATGATATTTTTCTATTAGCCATAATTATAAATTGATTATTACAAATTCTCTAGTACCAAACGCATTATTTCCGTTAATGTACTCAATCTTTATTTTTGCCGTGTATTCTTCAGTATTGGCACCCGGAACCGCATATGTTGGTAAATCAAACTGTGCCGGATTTAACTCTCCTTTAGAAATTTCTGACGAATCGTAAGGTTCAATACTAATATTTTGAATCGTTAGATTAGGTATATATTTAGTTACAGAATCCTGTATTTCAGTTCTCATTGAATCAAACGTATCCCCGTCTAATGGTTCAAAAATAAACTCATACAATCTTGTACCAAAATCGGGTAAATAATATCTACTACCTTTTCTTGTGAGTAATAGATGTATTAAATCGGTCCTTATTTCTTCATCAGTTGTTTGTGAAAGTGATAAATACTTTCCGTCTAAACTTTCTCTAAAGGGGAAATTTATACCGTATGTTATTCCATTTGCCATATCTAATAAATATAATCTTGCGAATTTTCTAATAAATAGATATAAAATAAAAAAATCCCAACTTATCGTTGGGATTCTTGTAGGTTCTCATTACCTTTTTCGTGTTTTGTGAGTTAAGTTTATTATTTGTGGTTTTCAACTACTTTTTTACACAACATTAAAAAATGTTGTTTAGAAAAAACATTTTTCATAATATTAATATCTTTATGTACCCAAACAACATTACCCTCAATGTAACCTTTTTTAGAATCAATTCTATCAATAGATGCCGTCATACCATTATTTTTAGTGTTCAATTCAATTGGTAATTGAGTATAAAAGCATCTACCTTCTTGATTTTGATATAATTCCCAAACATATTCTTTAGTTATTGAAAATTCTAATCCTCTTTTTTTTGCTCCCCATTTTATATGTGAAAATTTAGATTGTGATAATTTTCCAACACCCCTATAATTATGTGATTTTTCAAATTTATTACCACACCCACACGACTTTGTGTCACCTCTAGTTAATTCAGTAGACATTACTATTCTTTCATTACCACATTCACATTTACATAACCAAAAAGTCCCTCTCCTTTTAGTTGGGGTGTGTTCATCTCTTTCCACTATTCTTACAACAGTTAACCTATTAAAAGTCTTACCAATTAAGTTTTTAGTATTATGATGCATAAATTATATGTTATGGTAGTTTATTATTTATCTATAAATATCTACCATAACATAAAAATTTACTATTCGTTAGTTTTTTCTTTTAGTGTTGTATTACCCTTTTCAAAAGGTGGCGAATAACAACAATGTAAACATCCACTCCCACAACAACTACCTCTACGTTTATGGTACTCTTCTGTCATTACCATCCTACCTTGAGTGTCATAGTAAAATTCGTTTGGTTGTAATTTTGGACCAAAC